AAAGACAATTAGATTCAAAACAAGTTGAAACTATTAAAATTATTGACGCTAGAGTTTTACAAACACAAAGGGAGATAGAAAGACTTGAAAAAATTAAATATGGGATTGATGATGAAGATAAGGTTGATAAAATTGACGATAGAATTAGTCAATTGGAAGACTATATTACTGAATTAGAAGAACAAAAAGAAGAAATAGAAGAAAATCCTGAAGGTGATTTTTCAGACGATGATATTGAAAATATGATTGAAAGTAAGTTGGATGAAGTTAGATACAACCCAACTGGATACGCGGAGGATTACGGATTAGAATTAGATGATTTTATTGATAAGGAAAAATTTATAGATACTGTTATCGATAATGAGAGTTATGATATGATGTCACACAATGATGGGGCGGTTCACGAAGAGACCGTCCAAGGAGAGACTTATTACATTATAAAACTTTAATAAATTTTCTTTTTAATTATCATTTAGTAAATGGGAAGAAAGAGAAAAACACAATTTAAGTTGAGTCCTGAATGGATGTTTCAGGAACCAATAGATTTTGAGTATAACAAATATACGCTATTAGATTACATACAAAAATGTGAGAGTAGTTTTGACGATTATAAGATATACCCTGATTTTGTCGAGATTTCACTTCATTTAGCTAATGTCCAATCAATTAATCGAGAAAATACATTATTACTTACGAATAAAAAATTCGAAACTTGTGATGATGAAATTCTATTGAAAGAATTATACCCAAAAAAATTACCTAATCTAAATGAAGACCAAAGTTTAGAATTAAAGAAAACTTTATATTACTCAAACTCAAAACTTATGGATGTTTTCAGTATTGGTAAATCCATATGGTCTATTGTTTACGAATCTACAGATATACAACATAAAAAAAATAAGAACTACTTACACAAAGGTTATGGGTACTTAGTTTATACTCGTAAACCTGAAAAAGAGTTATACATTTGGGAGTACTCAATAAGAAAGATAAAAAAGTCAAAAGACTCTAAATTACATCTTGAGTCTATTTTTTCAGGAGTTACTGATGGTAGAACAGTTAATCAAATAATTAATGAATCTACAAATTGGAAACAAGACGTGTACCAAAGTAAATTACCTGTGTTTGAGTTTCAATCAAGACAACATTTCCCTTTTGAAGAGACGCTTATCCCAATGGCGAAAAGAAAACTTCTTTCATATATTCTTCAAAGTGTCCCAAAAGAAAAGTTAGAAAATTTTGATAATTTAAAAATTGTTTCGTAATTTTGTGATATGGGTTTTCACAGACGATACATTTCAGAACAAACAACCTTACATTACTTATACAAATACAATTTGGACGGTCTCTATGGTAAGGCTGACGCAATCATCTTTATGGATGAGTTTTCAAGCAAAGTTTATAAACTTTATGAGAAGAATTTGTCAGAACAAGAAATCATTACTACATTTAACTTAAAATCTAATACTACTAAAAATGAAATGCATTAAAGCTATCAAAGAAACATCTCAGTACGAGGTGGGACGAATTATGCGCGTTGAAGACAAGGTTGCGGACCAACGAGTTTCAACGGGTTATTGGAAGTTCATTCCAAAGAACGAATGGAAAGAAGATGGACGAGTTGCTCCAATCATTACCGAAGTTAAGAAAAAAGAAAAAACGGAGGGTGTTGAGAAAAAGTACAAAAAGAAAAAGAAATGAAATACTCAATTGTAGGTCCACCAGAAGAACTATCATTCTCTTATACAACTCAATATAAGGTCAAGGATGATAAGGGTAAAACTTTTGAACTTAAATATACCCGAACAAATATCTCAGATGAATATTTGATATGGGATGGAAATAAAGGAAAATGGGTTGATATGGATTATGACCACCCATTTTTAGAATTTTTGGAAGACAATGATAAATTTTTAGATTATTAATTATGGAAGACAAGACGCTCAAGACACTACTTTCTAAGTTGAGACAACCAATTCACATCAGTTACATTTCAAAATACATTTTGAAAGAGACTGAAAATGAAACTGAAGTTAAATTAAATAAACTAATGGATGAAGGATTGATTGAGGAGTCTAGTTATTCCAAAGGTTACTACGTTGTAAAAAAAGAAAATTAAATAATATGAAAGTTAAATTAGAATATGTGTGGTTGGATGGGTATCAGCCAGAACCTAATCTTAGAAGTAAGGTTAAGGTGATTGAAAAAGAAGAGACTGGTCTTCAGAATATTCCATATGGGGATATTATAACACTGAAGGATTGCCCTGAGTGGAGTTTTGATGGTTCATCAACACAACAAGCTGACGGACATTTTTCTGATTGTATTTTGAAACCTGTTAGAGTTTATCACAACTCACTTAACGAAGGTGGTCTATGGTCTTTCTTGGTGTTGTGTGAGGTTATGAATCCCGATGGGACTCCACACGTATCAAATACAAGAAGTCTTGTTGGGGAAGAAGAAGAGGACCTTTGGTTTGGTTTTGAACAAGAGTATACCATTATGAAAGATGGTAGACCTTTGGGTTTCCCTGAGAATGGATATCCTGAACCACAAGGAAAATACTATTGTGGTGTAGGTAACGGACAAGTTAACGGTAGAAAATTTGTGGATACTCATATGGAAAATTGTATCTTGGCAGGTATTGAAATTACAGGTACAAACGCCGAGGTCTTATTGGGTCAGTGGGAGTACCAGGTATTCTCCAAAGGTAAATTAAAGGCCGGTGATGATTTGTGGATGTCGAGATACATTTTACAACAAATGTCTGAGGACTATGGTTTTAAGATTGAATTCCACCCTAAACCTGTGATGGGTGATTGGAATGGTTCAGGATTACACTGTAACTTCTCAAATGACAAGATGAGAAATGAAGGTGGTGATGAATACTTCAAAAACATCTTTAACGCCTTTGATTCACGTCATCAGTTACACATTAACAATTACGGTTCTGATAACAATCTTCGTTTGACTGGTAAACACGAAACCCAATCTATTGACAAGTTTAGTTGGGGGGTTGCTGACCGAGGTGCATCAATCAGAGTTCCATTGTCTACATCAAAAGAATGGAAGGGTTATGTTGAAGACCGTAGACCGGCATCAAATGGTGACCCATATAAAATTGTTGGTATCATATCCGAAACTCTGGACTTTGCATTAACTCTTGATAAGATTATTCATAATATGAATACTAAAGTTGATACTCAAAAATCACCACTTAAAGATATTATGGAACAACATCAATTCGAAGAGTCTGAAAATAAAAGTGGTTCAATTTATAACGATTAATATATGAGTGAACAAGTAAATCACCCTCAACATTATGGGGGAAAGAATAATCCATATGAAGCAATAAAAGTTATTGAAGCTTGGGACTTAGGATTTAATCTTGGGAATACTGTAAAATATATTTCAAGGGCAGGTAAAAAGGGGACTGACAAGGAACTTCAAGATTTGAATAAAGCTCTATGGTATCTCAACCGTGAGGTTCAGAATAAAAGTGGAAATGGTGATAAACCTCATCGTAGACTGATAATCCATAACCCAACAAATGACAAAACTCGATACTATCGTAATTACAATTTATTTTGGGATGAGTTAACCCAAGAACTATCAGAACGATATGAGGTTATTGAGAACAGGCATTTTGAGAATGCTCACTTTGACAGACAAGAAATTAAATTAAAAAAAGGTCTTGCCAAAGAATTCTTATTGTTGGAGTGTGAATATGTTATTGAAGATGCTGACTCTGGTGAGTTTTGGATTATGAGTGTCTCTGATGACTTGGGTTACGCAACTATGAATGAGAAACACAATCCTTTATGTAAGAAGGTTTTGATTTCACAGTTCATTGATTACAAGATTAAACACCACGTTGATAATAACTATGACAAATACTCACCTTGGATTTATTTCCCATCTGGTTTGATTGACTTGGAACAGTTTTATCACAAAAGAAAACACGTTCAAAACAAAGTACCTTTAATGTATTTCAGAGGTAATGTTTCACAAAGACCCGCTTTAAAACATTTCTCGGATGAGTTGTTGTATTGTCCCGAAACACCAACAACCCCTGAAGCATACTTCAATGATATGATAGATTACCAAGTGTCGTTGTCTATGGCAGGAGTGGGAGAACTTTGTTATAGAGACATTGAATGTATGGCGATTGGAATGCCATTGATTAGATTTGAGTTCCAAGTTGAAATGCACGAAAAGTTAATTCCAAACGTACATTACATTTCTGTTCCATATCCTGATGATATGCCAAGACACAATGGAGTTGCCAGTGACCGACTATCAGGACCTCACCACGTAAAAATGATTGAGGAAAGATTCAAAGAGGTTGTTGATGACCACGAATTTTTAAGTTATATTTCTAAAAACGCAAGGGAGTATTATGAAAGAAACTTGTCACCACAAAGTAGAGTGAATAAAACCCTTGAAATTTTAGGATTATAATATGGAAGATTTAATTGGAAGAGTAATTAATGGAGATTGTATTGAAGTGATGGCTTCGATGCCTGAAGGTTCAGTGGACCTGATTGTTACATCACCACCTTATGGTGTTGGTATCGATTATGATGTTCACGAAGATGATATGGTTTGGGAGGAATATGTAAAATTTACATATTCGTGGATGGAACAAGCATACCGTGTATTGAAAGATGATGGTAGGATTGCTCTTAACATCCCATACGAAATCAACCGTCAGGATAAAGGAGGTAGAATCTTTATGGTCAGTGAAGTGTGGCAGATTATGAAACAGATTGGTTACAAATTCTTCGGAGTTGTTGACCTTGAAGAAGAATCACCACATAGAAGTCGTACCACGGCTTGGGGGTCTTGGATGAGCCCTTCAGCCCCTTACATCTATAACCCAAAAGAATGTGTTATTTTGGCATACAAAAACAAACACATTAAGAAAGTAAAAGGTCAACCTGAATGGACTGGCGAAATGGGAGAAGTAGAAGGTAAGGATGGTAATATGAGACCAAAGATGATGTATACGGAACAACAAAAACGTGAGTTCATCGATTTGGTTTTCGGACAGTGGAAATACTTTGCTGACACACGAAGTCTAACTAAAGCCACGTTCTCAATGGATATTCCAACCAAGGCAATCAAAATTCTTACGTATAAGAATGACATTGTTCTTGACCCATTCGCAGGTTCAGGTACAAGTTTGGTCGCCGCTGAGACACTTGACAGAAGATGGATTGGTATTGAACTGAGTCCAAACTATTCTAAAGTGGCTCGAGACAGAGTCGGGTTATTCGTAGAACAACGAAGACAACAAGTCATCGATTTCAACAATCAGAACCCTCACTAAAAAAGTGGGGGTTTTCTTTTTAACTTCTT